AGCTTCACAAACCCGTTTTTCTCGAATCCGTTCCGGTAGATGTCCTCGCCCTTGAGCCACCAGTCATCCTCGCGGTCGTCATTTGGCAGGTTGATACTCATCTCGCGCTTGTACCAGTCGCGCACGAGCGCGTAGCAATCCAGCACGCCGTGCACAAAGACGCGGCCCTCGTACGGTGCCTGGTAGCCGGTCGGCTCCGTATAGCTGTGACCACCTTGCGGCCAGCTGACTATGTGCCAGGGTAGGCCGATAGCCTCGATCATCACCCTATCGGCCTGGCTGGGTGCAGCGTCTCCGTTTGGGTGCGTGTGCCAGACGGCCAGTACTTCATGGTCGACGTCCAGGTACGCCCACTCCTGCGTCGAGATCCTGAAGTGGTCGTAGGGGTTATCGTGCACATTGGTGCACTCGATCAGTTTCGGCCTGCCGTCGTTACTGACGACAACGCCGCAGCGTTCTTCGGGCCTTGGGTTCTCGTGCGCTTCCTCTCGCGCGATGGCGATCATTTCGTGGACGAGGTCAGACATACGCCCGAGCACCTGGGAAAGCTCCGAACGGCAATGGCACCGCCCCGAAACGCAGCGAACATGATGTGAGACGTTTGCCGCACACGTCCCCGCCGACTGTGGCCTGCGACACGTCGTTCACGTCGAAGTACTTGCCCGGCACCGGCACCCAACTGCATTCCGCACCCTTGTACTTCCACGGGCAGCTGTTCTGCAGGATCTGACGGCCAGGCAGCGTCAGGCCATAGGAATCGAATGAGGTAGTCAGTTCGAACGTCACAAACTGCGCGTTCTCTGCCGTCTTTCGGTTCACGTAGTAGACGTCGATCGGAAACTCCTGCGTGGGGTCCGCAGTCCGCGCGCCGTCAAGAAACTTGGCGAAGGTGCGCTTGCGTGTGAACTTGGCACCCACCAGATCCTCGTACTGCAGCGCTGTGGCCGATATCAGGCCGCCGATATTCGAGACCGTCGCTGTGGGTTTGGCTACTGTGCCTTGCCCGTTCCTCTCGAACCCTTTGATCTCTATCGGGAAGGGCTGGTAGGTGATCCCCTGAAACACGATAGGCCAGCGGGTCTCGCTCGTGCCTGCGTGAAAATACTCGATCGACGCACTTCCGGTCGGTGTGGTGTCGAGAATGTAAAGCTCGATCAGTGCATCCGGGGCGAGCTTCAGGACTTCCGCGTTGATCTGGTTGGTCATATTTAATCCGGGTCGAAAACCTGCTGGAACGTGGCCGAGATCGTCACCTGTCCCGCATCGGTCTCGGTCTTCGTGTAGGCTCCTGTCGTCTTGACTTTGATCGAATCACTCTGACGCGGAGGCGTCCACCAGAACCGGCTCACTCCGCCCTGGTTCTGGAGGAACCGGAAAATGGCGTCACCCGTATCCGGGTCCGCGTTAAAGCTCAGCGTCCACACCTGCGCCTTTGAGTTAATGCCGAGGGCGATGTCCTGCGTGTAGCCATCGCCGTACTGGGCACTCAGGACGTTAGGCGTGACAGAAGCCTGCGCTCCGTACTGTGGAAGCCACGTAAAGATGTCTAGATCTACTGACATTACTTGCTGACCTGTTTGATGATTTTGTTAACCTGACCGCCCGGCTCGGAGTGCTTGCGAATGACCTCAAGCACTGTCGATTCCAGTTCCCGCTGAAGCGCGTCAGTCTTCACCTTCTGGTTTCCCGCCTGCTGGGCTGAGGACTGCGCCGTACCCGCGCCAGAGCCGCTGCTGATGTTGAACACGATAGACGTGCCGCCCGACACCGTAGTCGGCGAGCTTCCCACAAAGCCGCCCGTCGCGAAATGCCGCTGGCCTGATGAGCCTTTGCCGCCGTTCATCGCTTCGAGCAGTGACCGGTTCTGCGCGGTTGCCGCAGCGTTGACCACGAACTCTCCGTTCGAGAGCTTTGCGTTGATGCTGTCGCTCGTGCCGCTGCCAGCGCCGCTGATGAAGCCGCCTGTTGCGTAACCGAGCGCGGAACCTGCGAACGATGTGGAGACGCCCGACGACGCGACGCCTGACGCGCTGCCGCCGAACGCGGCGCCTGTGCCTCCCGCTGCGGGTACGCCCGCGCTCGCAAACGCCCCCAGAATCTCGCTAATCCCCTTCGACACGGCTATCTGGATCGCGATGCGCGCCAGATCCTTGATGATGCTGTCGGCTAGGCTCGTGAACGAGATCTTGCCTGTCGTCGCGAACGTGGTCAGCGCGTCGGTCATACCGTTGAGCGCGGTGGTGAAGGTGTTGCCCACCTGGCCATTCACGTTGTTCGCGCTGTCGCTCCAGTCGGCCCAAGCCTTCTTCGCGCCGCCCAGCCAGTCCTGTTGCGCGGTCGAGATACGCGCATAGGTCTCACGGTCCAGCGCAATGACGTCGCTCTCGTAGTTCTTCTGCGCCGCCAGTTGCGCGTCGTACTGAGCCTTGTCGTCAGCGGTCTGCTTGCTGCGGTCGAACGTGCGCTGGATGCCTACGGCCGCTGAGTCGTACGCCTTCTGCGCCGCGTTGATCTGCGCCGCCAGTCCGCTCTCCCGGCCGCCTTGGCTCAGCGACGCTACCTGCAGGTCGGCCGCGTTCTTCTGTGTCGCCAGTTGCTCCTTCAAGCGATCGTTGTAGTCCTTGATCGCGGCTTCGCGCTTCTTGGTCTCAACGATTTCCGCGTCGCCGATCTTCTGGTACGTCGACAGGTAATCGGTGACCGCCTTCGTCGCCTCGGCCTGCAGCGAGTTGATCTTCGTCTGGTCATTGATCCGCTGCGCAGCAGTCTCCCCGGGCACGCCTTGCCTGAGCGTCGCGATCTGCTTGGCGTAGTTGTCCTGCAGGTCTTTCAGGTGCTGATCGTCAAGCGTGCGCTCCTGATTGTAGTAACTCGCGCTCGAAAGCAGACCTGCCCGGTAGTCTTCATCGAGATTCTTCTGGTGGTCCTTGTAAGCATCCTGGATCAGCTTCAACTGATCCTGAACAGCCTTCAGGTTCTGGCTTGCCTCTGCACGTGAGATGCCTGCCATGCCGGGCACCTTCTTGTCCTTGTACTTGTCGGCGATTTTCTGCTCGTCAGCCAGTTGCTGCTCCGCGCTAAGCCCCAGCGGTGTAGCGATCTCGTCCAGGTACTTCTGGTATTCCTTCGCGCGGCGCTCCTGCGGCGTCCAGAAGTGGCTATTAAACGCTTCGTACCGCTCCTTGGCGCTGATCACGGCCTGCACCTGTTCAGCGTCGGCGGCTTTCTTGCGTGCCTCTGTGTTCGCGGCGTTAACCGCAGCAGTTTCACGCGTGATCCGCTCCTGGTCTTCTGGCGTCCACTGGCCGATCGGCGCGCGGGCCGCCCGGTTTGCCTGGTCGCGAGCAAGGATCTCAGCCGGGCCTGCTGTTGCGCCGAGTGAGCCGAGTGCTTCGACCGTTCCGCTGATCGTCTTCTTCAGATCTTGCCAGAACGTCAGGAGCGGCCCCTGGCTTGCTTTAATCCTTTCATCGGCTTTGATGGACGCGTCCGCGAATGCTTCCTGCGCGACCTGCGCGGCGCCAACTGCGTCGCCCTGCTTCAGCAGTGCGTTGATCTGGTCGTATGTCGCTACCGTCAGGTAGTGATATTGCTCGTTGAGTTTGACCGACGCTTTAAGAGGTTCCTCCTGGAGCTTCGTGAACTCTCCCACCATCTGCTTGACCGAGACGCCTGAATACGTCGCAGCGTCTGCCGTCGCGACGCCGAGCTTCTCTATCTCTGCGCTAGTCACGCGGCCCGTCGCTGCAAGTTCGGCCAGCGCTTCGTTCGCTACGCCGATCGTCGCGCCGCCCTGCGCCACGGTCTCGGCCATAATCTTCAGGCCGCTCGCTGTCTCGCCTGCGTAGCCGTTGGTCAGGATCAGCGCCTGGTTGAGTTTGGAGTCCTCGTTCTCGACCTTGACGAACGCGGCTGTGAGCGCGATCACGCTCAGCGTCAGCGGGTTGAACAGGAGCGATGTCGCGCCAGCGAGAGAGATCAAGCGCGTGAGAGAGCCGCCGAAGCGCGACAGATCCCCGCGCCCCAGTTCGCGGAACAGTACGAGAATTTCGGTGGTCAGGCCGCTAGTCGACCCCTTCACAACATCCGCCGCTGCGGCCTCCGCCAGATACGCCTTAGCCATCTCCGCGCCCGCCGCGACCTGAGCCTTCGTAGCCTCTAGTTCGCGAGTCTTCGCGACGACCAGTTCCGTCTCCGTTACCGACAGCCCTGCGGCCTGTGCGTCGTATTGAGCCAGCGCTTCCTTGCCTGCCGTGAGTGCGAGGATCTGGCGCTCCAGCGCGTTGACCACTTTCTCGGCACCACCGCTGATCGTCGTGTCTGCCGCGTCGATCTGCGTAGCGGCTTGCCTCTGCGCCGCTACTACAGCCTCGGTCGAAACAACGAGGGATGCCTGCGCCTTTTCTGCCGCCGTAGCTGCAGCTGCCGTCGCGTCGACACTTGCCGCGTAGCGCTCAGTGGCTATTGTATTATCGTTGGCAACGGCGGCCTGCTGGAGCGACACAGCGATCATGGCGCTGATGCGCGCGGTGGCGGCATCTTCACTTTCGCCGAGTACCGCCGCAGTGGCGGCCTGTTCCGCCATCGCTGCTGTCTGCGCCTCAATGGACGCGATCAGCGGCGCAGCCTGTTCGGACACGCCGAGTTGCGCGGCCTTGTACTCAAGCAGCGCGGTCTTCGACAGGCCGATGGTCTGGGATTGCGTCGTCAGGCTGGCGATGAACTTCTCGCCAGCGACAACGCCCGCTTCCTGGATGGCATAGAACTGCTGAAGTTGCGCGGACTCAGCCTGAAGCTGGCTGAGGACTGCCGTTTGGGCCTGGTAGTGTTCGAATTCGGCCGCAGTCATCTTTGCCATATTGCCGTTGTACGCGGCAATGGCTGTGTCGGTCGCGTTAAACAGAATGATCTGCTTTTCCAGCGACGCGATGAGGCGGTCGGCGGCAGTAGTAGCTGTGGATGTGGACGCGGCGGCGCTTGATGTCGCGCCCGCCGCCGCAGACTGCGCACCTGCGGCAGAAGACGCCGAACCGGCCAGTCGCTCGTTGGCGCTGGCCGCGTTGGTCGCGCTGGCGGCAAAGGCATCGAGATTCGTCGTTGCCTGGACCGCAGAGGTCGAGTTGATCTCGATGCCAAGCTGGGCAATATCCACCGGTCGAATCCCCTATTTTTCGTTCGCTACCCGGATTCTAACAGCGTCGATGCGTCGAAGCACCTCGATTTCCCACGGTTGAGGGGAATTGCGCGTGAGTTGCGCCCACGCGCTGATCTCCGTAAAGCCTAGAGGATTCAGGCCGAAGCCGTTACCGCCGCGCGCCGCATCCAGTTCGCAAAACCAGAGCCAGAGGTACACCAGATCGCCAGGCATCTCAGGGATCTCAGCGAGTTCTTTAGGAGGTTTCCCGATCTGACGCTGAACCGCTTCAAGATGGCTGCGCTTTGATACACCGTCAGGCCCCGGCTTTGCGAGCCTGAATTCAGCCTCGCAATGCGCAACAGCCTGGGCGATCAGCGTTTCAAAAAATTGGACGTGTCCTCGACAGCAGCCAGCACCTTGTCGCGCACGACGCTGTTCTTCGCGTACAGTGCCTTGGCCGCTTCCTTACTGAACGTGAATTCCGCGCCGCCGTTGGTCAAGCCGAACCAGCCAACCGTGACTGCCACCGCGAGCGCGATGTTGGTCGATTCGCGCTGGTCGAGGAATTCGTCCGAATCGGAATCTTTCTTCAGGTCGAGAGGGCGACCGCGCACTGCCGACTTCTTCAGCGCGACGCGCGAGAGAGCGCGATCCGCGTCCTTGTACTGCTGGGAGTTCTTGCCGACGACCGTGATGCCCGCATTGGCCTTGCCGTCCGCGTCGTAGCTGAACGGAATGTCGTAGGTGACGTCGGTGTTCTCGGACAGGCCGATATCGAAGCCGACTGCTGCTGCAACCGGTTGGTCCAGATTTTCGTCGCTCATGCAAATCCCCGTGGGTTAGTCGCATGCGGAATCGCTGCCATCCTGGACTCTGTGCCCGACGACCGATCCCGCATGCTGAAGGTGAGCCCCCATTATAGAGGGCTTTCGCGACTTTAGGTAGCTGCGCTGTCCTGAATAGACATCGTCGTGAGCAGCGAACTTGCCGCAGCGCCGCCTGCGTTGTTCAGGAGCGCCACGAACGGCACCGTCTGCACGAGACCGACTTCACCGTCATTCTTCGTCGAGCCGTTGAACTTGCAGCGTGGGAAGTTGAACACCTGGAAGTCTGCGGTCGGCGTATTGTCGGCCGTCAGCACCACAACACCCGCCACTTCTGTTTCGTTGTAGAAGGCTGACTGGAAGGTCTCGTCCTGGAAGTAGGCCGACAGTGTGCCGGTCACGTCGACCGAACCCGGGAAAATGTCTGGTGCCACGTTCGAACCGACCACATCTCCCGAGGTCATATTGCCGTTGACCGTGAAGTCGATCGACGTCACCACCGCGACCTGCACGCCGCCGACGTACATCGCGCCGTTCACGGCAGCGAGGATCTTGCCCGTGGACGCGGCGGCCGGCGTCGTGAAGTACGCACCTGCGGCTTCCGTCGCGTTGATGCCGAGGATCGGGAAGTCGATCGTGGCAAGGCCGGTGGACGGCAACTTGACGTTCATCTGGCTGATGCGGCAGCCGGTGAACACCTGGCTCTGGCTGATATCGGTGTAGCTGTGCTCAATCGTGTACGAGTCGCGCGTGTGGCCGGTCGTCGGAATCCTCGTCTTCTTGCCGACCACCGAGCAGGTCACCGAGTCGCCTGCAACGTCGGCGGCAACTGTGTCGCCGTTCAGGAAGACGCCCGTCATATTCGGGCCAGTGAGCGCGCTGATGAAGAAATTCTTGGCGTTATTCGCTGTTGCGCCGCCCGTCGAGAAACCCGACCAGCGAACCACGTCGCCTACCTTGAAGCCGTCTGTCAGGAACGAGCCCGCCGAGCGCACGAACTGTGGTCCAGCGGTTGATGCGGTGACGGTGGTAATGGCGCCGGTCGTCGCGGCGGCTTGAAACGCCTGACGCATTGCCGAGGCCATGAACGCTTCGAACGTGCCGACTGACAGCTCGTCCGAGATCGTGCCGGTCACGGAACGCGTGCCGTGACGGAAGTCCGAGCGCTGATAGTCGGGGCGGATTTCCGTCGACTTGTAGGTCTTCTTGGCGAGGTCGATATTGCTGGTCACGCGGCGCAGAAGTTGACCGGTGCCCGCAGCGGCCTGCACCGCGAACGTGGTTTCTTTCGCGAAAATTAGCTGCTTGGCTACGCCAACGGCGATCAGTCCTGACATGTGCGGTTCCCCTGTAATAGTCGGCTTTCGCGCGATTATAGCCCAGACTCGCGCGTACCTCTCAAATTCAACTCAAAACGTCTTCCCGATACCGGATTCGCACCGGGATGAAGAAGAAACCATTTTCGTCGTTCAACCCCTGCGCCCGCGATCCCGTCGTATCGATGTTGACCGTCACGCCGTTCTGCACCATGCCGCCGCGCGGAAACAGCGCGATCAAGGCGTCTGCAACGGCTTCCGCACCTGCTGGGCCTTCATCCTGAATTCCAAAACAGTTAATCTGGTAGAACCCAAGCAGTCGTACGTGGGGAGCCCCCATCGACGGGTTCTGTGTCACTGCGGGCAGCATCGCACATCGCAGGTACGCGACGCTCGGCGACGGCGTGTAGCTCGTGTTCTCCCAAGCGATCGGCAACGCTGGCGTCTGCGCGGCGGCAAACGCCGCGATGCGGGTTTCGAAGGCTTCGCGGATGTCCGGATTGCTCATATCAAGGCCTTGGCGATGGCTGTTTTAACGAAGGTGGGCCACTCAATGGCGGTAACCGAGCGAACGCCCGCTGGGGCTTGCGTGGAGAAGCCGTTGATGGTCTTGCCCGAGCGACTAGGGCTTGGGTAGAGGCCGTATTCAACGTTTAAGACATATGGCAGATTATTCACTACGTAGGTCACGTGGCCCGCAGACACCGCGCGGATCTGCGCAGCGAGCGCGCCGGCCGTGCTCTCCCCGTTCATTGACAGATCGCGTAGCGAGTAATCCACTTCGGCGCCTGGTGTGTCCGCTGTGAACTGCCAGTTCGCGCGCAATGCGGTCTTGTCTACTGGCGTGCGCTCTACCAGCGCTGTCGCTATGTTGACGGTCGCCTCCTGCACAACCGTATCCACGGTGCGCAGTGTCTTATCTCGGAATGCCTTGATTTGGGCAGCGAAATCGCTCATGGCGTAACAGGCACGCCTCTTACATGGCACTGGTGCAACACGGGTGTCCCGGCCGGGTCCAGCGTGGTCGTCGCCAGCACGTTATAGGACGTGCCAGCGATGATGATCGTGTCGTCCGTGTTGGGCTGCGGCATCGTCACGGTAACGCCGGCCAGCTTGCCGATCATGCCGAGGTACAGCATCTTGTCGCCCTGCTGGATCTCGGTGCCGCGAATGGTCGTGACCGAGGGGCTCGTGAGCGAGAAGTCGGTGAGCGCGCCCGTGCCGATGTAGGTCGTCGTTGTCGTGACGTTCTTGCCTTTGGTCGGATCGTACGCTGACGGGCCTGCCTGCAGCAGTGTGATGCCTTGCGGCCGGCCGTATAAGGTCAGCATGCGCATTCCAGACGCTTGCAGGCGGTCGTAGATGCTCACTCGGATGCCTCTTTGATCGCGTCTTTCAGGTACTCAATCGCGCCCAGCGCGACGAGGTTGCTGCTGAGCTTCGACCACTCTGTCCTGACCGCGCCGTCCTTCTGGACAAACACCATCAGCACAAACTCCATATCGCCTGCTACTTCCGCAGCGTTGGTCAGCAGGAGTTCCGGCGTTCCCGGTCGACTGAAGTTGATGACGTCACTCATGCCTTGATCGCTGTAATCGAGACAGTCGGCATCGATTCGCCCATCGTCAGCAGCGCCACGATGCCGCCCACATTGAGCGTCATCAGCTCTTCCGGCGTCGGCTTCCAGAACGTGACGATGCCGGGCTCACCCTCGGCTTGCGTCTTCGTGATCGGCAAGGTGCCTTGCATGTGGGTGCTGGTCGAGTGCTTGATGGGTTTCATGCTCGGTTCACCTTTACGGTCAGACCGTTGGTCGCGTCCAGGTACGGATTCAGCAGCAGGTCGATCTGGCGGAAGCGACGATGCTGAGGCGAGAAGCGGTCGTAGTTCACCTGAATCGGGCCGACCTTTTCCACCAGCGTGCGCTGGTCGAGGTCAGGCCACAGGTCTTGCGTCGCGGCGCGCAGCG